TCAGAAGGCACTCCGCCACGAGATTGCAGATTTGCAAATGCCTTCTGGTCTTCTTGAGATATAGCTTCAGTTATTTCTGAAATCTTCATGTCTTACACCAACGTTGATTTAGTTGTGCCAGAGGCCCTGTTTCTGGTTGTTCTACTAGCTTGGGCTCTGTGCTTTCTGCTACTGTATTTGTACTATTTATGTATTTCTGGGCTAGCTTGTTGAGTCCTTGCTTGACCAGCTCTGCATTTCTCACTGTGCCACTGCCCAGTCTATTCGCTTCTGTCTGCATGGATCTCAGTATTTTGGCCTTCATTTCTGGTGAGACCTGTGCCCAGATGGCAGCTTCTCTGCGCCACAGGCGATATCTGCCATCACGTATACGCAACTGTATCTCCAATCTG